TTGTATGTATCAATGATGATACGGAATGAGCCATCTTTCTCATTGAGTCCGACAAGGCTCTTCATCGTTTCGATCATGGCGTTGCGTGTTTTAGCCATAAGCTCACCCCTCTATATGATTCTGGTCTGTGAATACCTCTGAAGCCTTTTTGACGGCCTTGAGATATTGAGCCGTTGCAATCTCTAAAGTAGTTCCGAGAAGTGTAGCTATAAGGACGATAGTCTGATTGACTTCATCGCCAAACGGGAAGCCCCAAATCTTGCAGAGCCCGAGATAGCATACCCCAAGAGCGGGCATCCAGCGCTGGACCTTTGACAAAAAATCGTAAGTAGAATTTTTTAATACCATACCCTTTTGCCTCCTTCTAATTTCCAATGTCTGCCTTTCATTTTGCTTGGATGACTTTTACCCATGTGTGCTATGCTTAATTTTCGCTTTGTTTCTTCTGATAAGGTTTTGCCCTTACGCATCTCGCTCAATCTCTTCTTTGTTTCTTCAGAATGGCATTTTAAATAACCTCTATGCCCCTTTTTTGATTCGGAGTTGTGTATTCGGGTTAATGGGTTCATGCAGTTTTCTTGAACCGTTGCCCATCTCAAATTTTCAACAGAATTATTAGCTGGATTTGTATCTATGTGGTCAACAACAGGTTTGTTCTGGGGATTTGGGATAAACGCAGAAGCAACTAACCTATGTACAAGTCTGGGATATTTCATCCCGTTTTTATGCAATACGATAAGCATATGCCCATTCTTTTGCCTGTGTGGCTTCAATATACGTTCTTTATCGAACCGTTTTCCGCCACCATGAACCGTGACAAGCCGATCTAATGATTTTACATTGCCATAGTTGCTTATTTCATATAAGCCCTCAAAATCCTCAATAGCTTTCCATTGCTCATTCATAAAAAGCTCCCTTCTTATTGCTCATAAGAATGAATCCTCCTTTTCACATAGTTTATAAATCTCTTTAATGTGTTCAATCGACATAACTGTCTTGTTATTTGGGAAGTTCGGATGCTCACGGCAGTACCGCTCATAGGTGTCTATGTCTGACAGGATTTCGTCAAAATATTCCTTCGAGTGCATGACATGATTAAGCAGTTCATCATTGAATCGCAGAATCCGTCTGCGGGCTTCAAGTGCAGACCGCTCCTCTGATTGTGCGATATGCTCCGTGAGTTCCTTGCCGAGCTCGTCAACCTTTTCGATGATTTCAGAAGAGCGGTTCTTTCTGTCGCTGTACCATGTCCAGAAGCCTTGTGAGGAAAAGATTGCTGTGAAGACTCCGATTATTGAGATTAGTAGTGTTGTGGTCATGAATCATACCCAAATAAGACAATTTTATTTCTTTCTGCACTCGAAGCAGTTCCAAAATCGCTCGATATAACATTAGGACGAGGATAAGCCGCAGCTCCATCCCCTTGAATCCTGATGCCTTTTGATAGTGAAGCCTCTCTCAAAGAACCCAAGAAAATACATCCACCTACACAGGTTTGGCAAGGCAAATTCCTTATCTGTATCATTGTTGAGATATCACTATAATCAAACGTGCCTTCTAAAAACATGACATATAATTTATTAACTTTAACATATTTTTGTGCAGGTAAATCTCTTTTATAAGTATTATAGTCATACAGTTTAGGAGTCCATGTTTTTACTGCAAAATCTGCAATCAAATCATCTATTTCAGAATCCACATCAGCACTTTTGGCCATATCAGCCAATACATTTCCGTGTCCGTCTGTAATTTCACCTGTTGCCGCAAAATCACCAGCTTCAATAAACTGCTTCACCATAGCAGGTGTAGCCACTTTGGTTCCATCCGGCTGTTCTACAATAAAAAGATCCTGTGAACCATTCCAGCTTGCGACTGTATCATAATTTTCAATACTTATTCTTGGCATATCTCAATCTCCTTATAGGTCATATAATATTTGCTTGCCTGCTGGTAAGTGAATATTGCCGTTCCAATCTACTGTAAAGATAGTTTTGCTTTGACTGCTCGTACCATTTCCGATGATGAAAGCATAATTACCACCATCAAAAACATTGTAACGACCAATTACAAACTGTTCGGCACCCAACGCAAGTGTCCCCTTGCCTGAAGCGTGTGAATTGACACCTGAAGCTGTTGTATCAGAGCCTTCAGCGTGTGAATTATTCCCCGAAGCTGTTGTATCGGTACCTTCTGCGTGTGATGACATACCCGAAGCAGTTGTACCACCACCTTCAGCGTGTGCTCTAATCTCTGAAGCTGTTGTACTTGCTCCTTCAGCGTGTGAGTAATTGGCTGATGCGGTTGTATTGTAGCCCTCTGTGTGTGACCAATGCCCCGATGCGGTTGTTTTTTCACCTTCGGCATGACTAACATATCCCGATGCTGTGGTATCATAACCCTCTGCCACGCTGTCGTTTCCGATTACGGTATCGGCTTTTCTGTGACCTATATCGTAATAAGGTGCGTAAGCTGTACCACTTGACGAAGCTCCTTCACCATATCCAAGACTCGCCAACAACGAGCCATCATAAGCCCATATACTCAAGCCATCCGTGCTGAAGCTCCCAATCCTTACATCATTCTTGATGATATCAAAGCTGTCATTATCTATATGCGAGTGCGTGTCAGATTCTTCACCGTTGATCGTGGCATATATATCCACACCTTCGGCAGTCTGCTTCATCACGCTTGATAAGCTGCTTATATTGCTCTGACCCGTGTTGACATATGTTTCAGATACTTCCTGTAGTATCTCGTTCGCCTTAACCTGCACTCTCGCATAAGCATCCGTGATACTTCCGAGCTTTGCAATAAACGGCTCATCATTGCTGTCGAGGATATCCTCACCGTTTGAGTCAATCAGATGTCCTATTGTCGAACCTTCTCCGACTTCTAACAAAATGGCATTTTGCAGAATGTTAAAGCTCGCATAAGATGACAGAACGTGCGGAGGAGTCCATGTGATTATGTTCTCAACAGTTCTGTATCTTACGGAATAATATAACTGCTCGTCACTATCAGCATCCCAGAGCGGTTCTTCTTCGCTCCATCCGTCATGGTCATCTTCTGTCGGCTGTTCGGGAGTGCCGTTTGAGAGCTTGTACCACGTTGTCATGCTTGTGATAGCAGGTCTTGTCCTCTGTTCCGTGACATTAGCCACCTCTTCAGCTGCAACCGCTGTCACCCTTGCACCGTTAGCAACTCCGAGAGCCGTGTTCGCAACTCTGTCATCAGTAGGCGGAGCTGTACCGTTGCCGATTAGATAAGCCTGTCCGCCAACAAGTCTGACCTTTACCTTGTCGCCCTTTGTCGCATTGATCGTCAGCTCGGCAGGTGTCTCTTCAACTCCACCATCTATATGAACCCAAGCAACGCCATCCTCAACACGCACCACTTCAGCGGTGGTGTCATACGGTTTCGGGCCTTTGTCTTTATTGTTTAAGACTTTTAGGAACTCTTTTTCAGTTACCATAGACCGTCTCCTCTGTATCTGCACCATATCCAAGCTCAACCGTCTGGCTCTTGATGCGGAATGTCCCGTCAATGTCTGCACCGGGATAAGATATACCCACTAAATCGCCCGGTCTTAAATCCGGCATGAATCTGCGTGTGTATGTGATTTCTCTCGCAGGGCTCTGCAACTCCTTGAGCCTCTGTTGAGCATAAGCCGCCAATGGTGCAGAGCTTGATAGTTGAGCCGCCTCTTCTGCCCATATCTCACGGCCTCTGTTGACCGTTGAGAGCGGGCTTTCAGGGTCATCATCCCGCGCTATTGCCGCATAGCTCTCATACGTTACGCGGAGAACATTCGGGCAGCTGTACCAATCCCTCGTGTCCTTTATATTCGGCTGAATCACATCGTTGTCATCGTTGAATCTGATTGTTGGATTATCAGGATAAGGCTCAACATGAATCTTGCCTCTGCCGTCAATCCGTATCTGCCAACCGATAGCATCAGCAACCTTGTGAGCCATAGACAAGTATGTCTCGCCCGACTCTGCAACTATTGCACCCGTCAGAGTGCCGCCACCCTCAAACGTTTCAACATCTGCTCCTGCAATCCCAAGCAGATCAGCTATGATTGCCGCCCCGTTTCCGTCTTTTGGAGCAAACCAACCACGAGGGAGCATACGGTCAGCACACGGTGTCAGAACGCTAAAACAATCCACGGAATAGCTCGGATTATATCCAGACAGACTCCGTGTAGGGCTCGAAGTTAATCCTGTGAATAATGGAATCCGTTCAGCACCATCGCCCTGTTTGGCGACCAAATACAGACGAATCCACAGCTCGCCCAAGTCTTCCGTGGTCTCAATGTTTGCGGATTCAATGAGGGCTGATTCTATATCACGGTCAATCTTGCCGCCTGTGATAAGAATCTCACCCTCGTCTTCCCATGTACTCGGATTGACTTTCATGGCTATGTATGAAGCACTAAAGCCTTTATCCCAATTCATGAAGAGCTCCCTTCATCGTCTCTATTATTCCACTCTGACAATGTCATCGCCTCGAACTCCTGCGGATCAACTCGACTCGCCTTGATGTCGAAGCTCACGAGCTGTGAGCCGTATTCAGCCGACTCACTCACCTGCAAATCTGCATCATAAGAGCTTCCGTCTGGAGTTCTGACATGGCATATCTGCGGATTCTCTGCAAGTTCCCTCATCTGCTCAATCAAAGCATCATCGGCCTTGAGCGTAACCGTTGAAAGGCTTGCATCTCTTGTGACAGCCTTATTCCAATCACCCTGCACGGCTCCGTTAAGATATACCGTCCTCTTGAAGTCCTTGCTCCATGATGACGAAACCGTGATGTTGTACGGAAGGCTTATCGACTCGCCACCGTCAAAGTCAATCATCATGTCGTCAATGACGAGGCCGTGGTCTTTGTCTATCCATGCGGGCTGTACATCTGTGAGATAATCACCATTTGCCGTGACATCTACAACACGATAGCCGCCCTTTGATGCAGGATAAGGGTCAACGTATGTCTCACCGAACTCACCGATCATGATGAGCTCGGGCTTGTCCTTGCTCAAGCGGTAGATATAAGCCTTGTCACCTGTTGCAGCTGATGCAGGAGCTACAGGAGTTATCTTGACCGCTTTATCTGCTGTCAATGCTTCAACTGTTGCGGTCGGTATTTCTGCCTGATGTGACCATGCGACCTTAAACTGCTTCGAGCTGACTACCTTCTGCCCGAACTTGTCGTATACAACAGCTTCGAGAGTGTAATAAGCCCCATCATCAAGCCGTCCGACTAAATCACGGACAGCAATGTTAAAGTTGCTTACAGCACCGTTGAACGCTCTTGTAAAGATGGTTTCTCCGTCAAATCCATCAGCGGTCTTGCCGTCAGGTCTAACCACTTTGTTAGTGCCGTACCGTCTGATGCTAATCATCGTCTGACCGCCTGTTCCGGCACCGCTCACAGATACCGTGAGAGGCATCTCCGTGAGCTCGCCACTCACAAGGCTATCGGTCTCCGTGATCGAGGGCATAGGAGCCACCACGAATGAAGCCGCTGTACTTGCAGCTGATTCCTTGCCGCTCTCGCTTGTCACCTTTACCGTGACGGAGTGTGAGCTGTTTGTTGCCCAATTTGCCACGAGGTTCACGGAAGTAGCTGCACCATTCACGAACAGATACGGCTGATTATCGATTGAAATCCAAGCGCATTTCTGCAAAGTATCGTCCGTGCTTGTGTATGCCCAATAGATCGTGAGCACATCACCACGCTTGACCACATTCGAGGACAGAGCCACGGACGGAGCTAACGGAGCACTTGTCAGATTAAGGCTGATTAAGTCTGACCAAGGTCCAAGCACTTCTCCATCATTCCCAGAAGCGGCCTTGAACAGCCTTACCTTGAAATACCATGTCTTACCAAGCTCCAAGTCATTCACGAGCCACTTTGTTGCTTTGGTCTCGATTCTGAACTCGCTCGGCTGATTTGTGCTCATCCATGCGTTGGGATCGTCAGCCCATGATATGATCGCGCCTGTTGCTGTTGCCCATGACCAAGCCCATGTCAGCTCGACAGCACCGTTCTTGAGTGCCGCGCTTGCGCTTGTGGGTTCTTGCACAACGGGGTCAGATGTCTGGCTACCTGTCACCGTTGGAGCTTTCGGAGTTGAAACATCTTCCGTCTGCCAAACCGTGCTTGATTTCATCGTAGGACGGGACGGGTCTCCGTAGTAAGTGAAAATACCAAAAGTCGCCTGTGTAACATTTGCACCGAAAGAGTAAGAAGCTGTTAAGCTTGTTGTGCCGCCCGATGCAAGTATCTTGTTGTCAGCAAATACAAGAGCAACCTTTGTCCCGGGTACGGCAGAGCCATTCGTGAATGTTGCCGTCACCTGCTTTGTGCTTGTATTCCAAGTGCAATCTGTAAGTGTCGGAGCTTTGAGCTGACCGAATCCTGCCAAGATAGGCGTGCTTGTCGCTGTCGCACCGCTCAACGATGTAGCAACGCAACGCAACCACAGACACTTATCCTCACCAACTGTCGGCACCGTCATTGATGCGTTTGCGCTTGTGGTGCCACCGCTGATCGTCTTGCCTGTTGTG